GGGCACGGGTGGGTCTTCCGTGGTTTCGAGGGAGGTCGGCTCACGGGGGGCTATCTCGCCGTCACCCGACCGAACTCGTCGACCGTGTAGCGCTTCAGAATTTTTTTGTGCTCGTCGCCGTGGCAATCCCTGCATAAAAGCTCGAGATTGTCCCACGACAGCGCCACGTTCGGGTCGTGTATGTTCTCCGGCGTCAGGTGTACCTTGTGATGCACGATCTCGCCGGGCTTGTACAGCCCCCGCTGCAGGCACCGCTCGCAGAGCCCGCCCACGCTTTTCGCGTACGCTTCCCGGCACTGCTGCCATGCCTTCGACTTGTAGAACGGTGCGGCAAACTCTCTCATTTGCCGTACCTGTCGCGGTATAGCGTCTGGATCCAGCCCTCGTATTTATCGCGGGCCACGATGTCCCGCTGGCACTTCCGGTTACATCCCTTCCGGTCAGCGTGGCAGATGCAGACGGCCTTTCCTTTTTTGCCGTAAAGGATGAACACCGGGATCAGCTCCTGCTCTTTTATGGCAGACCACTCCCATATAGCAAAGAGCCCGACAGTTTCCTGCCGAGCTCCCGCTGCGTATTCACGTTATTATATTACGCCTGTTTTTATGGTCTGAAACATATATTTAAAAAATACGGAGATATGCGTCCACGAGCTTTACGAAGTCGTTGTGCCACGCTCTGGCCGTCACCAGCGCAATCGGTATCTCGTCCGCCGCGTAGATCATGGACATGTTCGCCCGGCCCCGCCAGTACATCAGCTCAATCAGGCGGACGTGGTGCTCGCCGTTCCGGTACTGCCTCGTCGCCGCGATGGCCTCCTGTACCGCGTCGAGCTCCCGCTGTGCCTGTTTCGGCAGCTGCCGGAGCGCCGCGTTCTCCGTCGTCCGGGAGACGCTCGTGCCGCTCCTGCCGCCGCTGGCCGAGGCTGTTATGCTCACGGCCCGCAGCTGTTCCGCGTCACGCCTGTGCTGCGGATAGCGCCGGATCGCTCCGTATGCTTCAGACCTCCAGCTCATTGTGGCACCTCATCGTCGACCGTTATGCCACAGGCCGTGCACTTGCCGGCGACGATCTTGCCGTTCCCGCAGACGGGACAGACGCCTGCCTTGAGCGCTGTGACGAAGTCGCACTCCGTGCAGTCCTCGTGGCAGCTGCGCTCGTTAAGGCACCCGACGCAGTATGCTTTGTATATTTCTTCATCCGTCATCGTCTTCACTCCCGTATCGTCTATTCCAGGATGCCGCAGCTTTTTCTTTTGTTGCCTCGTCTCGACCGCAGGCTCCGCAGCCGAGGCAAACAACAGCGTATTTGTCGATTATGTCGAGTTGCATTTCAAGCTCTTCCGAGCCACAGAATGGACAGGGTTTCAATTTGACCATTACTCCACCCCCTTTTTATACAATTCGATGAACCCCGAGAGCGTCATTGTCACCCGCCAGGGTTCCCGGGATCTCCGGAAGAATACGCACGGTATGCCGCCGAACCGCTGGGCGTCCTGTTCGGCCTGCTGGCACCATGCTCCGATCTCGATACGTTCATGTCGTTTGACTTCGGCATGTATGCCGGGTATACCGGTCAGATCCGGCTCGGTTCCGTAATTAAGAGCCGCTCCCGGTTTCGCCGGTATGCCGGCCTCGTTGAGTAACCGACTTAATTCGAGCTCGGCTGCTCTTCCCTTTTTCTGCGATGATTTGCCCATAGTCACCTCCAGCAACGATAACAACGATTTTTTGGCGTTTTCCACACCTGCTATTTTAATAATTTTTATTTTCCTCAAAATAATCGTTATATCGTTGTTTTTTTTTAAAAATGTAGAAATATCAAAGGATTAACAGGCAACGATTATATTCAAATAATCGTTGTAAATCGTTGTTATTTGAGAAAATAACACCGTTCGCCGTTCCGGACGTCAGTAACATACCCGGCGCGGACGTTCAATTCACGAGAGAAGCGCTTCTTCGAAATGACATTGCGGTGGCCCGCGTTCAGGCACCAGTGATAGAAGTCTTCGTATACCGAGTCGGTCGTTTCCCCGTCGATCCTCATCCTGTGTTCGTCGAGCCAGCCGAGGACGGGATTATTCTCCATTTCGTACTCATTAACGAGAGCCTTGACCGCGTCCGGCATAATGAAGCGTCCGTTCTTGATAACAGTCTTCAGACCGTAGTCGATAGCGAGCCGCATGAGGTACGTCATGTCCGCGTCCGTCCAGTGCCGGTCCTTCAGATCCACGTCGCCGTCCTTCGTAAAGTCGTGCTTGAGCGGTATGACCATCAATCGGGAGAAGAACGCACGGGACTTATCCGAGACCGGCGGCAGGCTGTTCGCTGCGAAGAAGAACTTCGCGTAGGATCTGAACGGGATCGGGTCCATGTTCTTCTGCTCTGCGATGACGACCTCACCCGTGACGAGCTTCTTATATATGGACGAGTCGTCGAGAAGTTTGTCCGGGATGTCGTCGCCGATGTTCGCCGCCTTGCCGTAGATCATCGCGCCCCTGAAGCGGTTCGCCGTGTCCTGGAGCGACAAATACGACACGTTCTGATCGCCGACGAACTGCGTGATCATGTTCAGCAGAGTGCTCTTTCCGTTGTTGCCGGACGGACCGTACAGCATGAAGCTCGCTCTGTACCGGTTCTGGCGGAAGAGCACGCTGCCGATCGCCTGGAGCAGCAGCATAAACACATCGACGTCTGGCTTCCCGTCGCCCCGGTCAGTGATCGTCGTCAGCAGATTGTCGACGGCTTCCGTCGCCGGCGCGTTCGGATCATAGTCCCACGGGAACCGGTTCAGGAAGACGAGATCAGGCGAATAATCCAGGAACCGGTCGTTCACGATGTCGTACACTTTCGACTTCAGCGGTATGAGCTCCGGCGGTGACGGTTCGCATACAGGCGTCTGGGACGAGTTGCGAAGGTACGCCCGGACCTCACTCCGCTGGTTCTTGTTGATGTCCTGCAGCTCGTCGATCATGATCTGCTCGAGGAGCTTCGGCGTATATATGCCGTTAGAGTAAACGTGCAGCCCTTCATTGATCAGACAGATATGATACTTTTTTATGAGCGTGTCGCCGAACTCGTTATGCAGGAATCTGCTCTTATCAAAGAACGAGTTTCTGTGCATGCGTTCGTCGCTTGTCATCTTCCCACCACCCCCTCCAAGCGGAATCATCAAAAAAGTCGAGAGCGTATTCTATCATCGCCATCTGTTTAACGGACCAGGCCTCCGCATCGTTCAATTCCCGGCCGGACATTAACGCCTGATGACCGACCCGATAGACCATAGCGAGCTGGTTCTGTTTCTGTTCTCTCCATTCCCTGAACAGCCGCTCCTCTTTCATCTGCGCGGCCTTCTGGCGCATTGCCTCGCGGTCTTCCCGCGTCTGCTCCGCGTCAAGCGGAAGGTTCAGGCCGAAGTCGCGGTTCAGCTTGGCCAGCGCGTCCATGGGCTTCAGCCCGAAGTACATGGCGACGTAGTCGATGCTGTCACCATGCACTCCGCAGCCGAAGCACCGGAAGGAGCCGTTCTTGAACGACATAGACGGTTTATCGTCGGCATGAAACGGACAGCACGCCGTGTTGTTTGGCCTGATGTCCAGCCCGTAAAAGCGGGCGGCCTCGAGGGCCGGCACCGCTTCACGGCAACGGCCGAACAGATCAGAACGGAAGATCTGACTCATCCAGCAGCTCCTCCATTACGGGCTCGACAGCCGGACCCACTTCGCCGTGGCCCACGCCGGCCAGTTGGTCTTTGTACGTCTCGCTCTTCTTGATGGTGTCCTGGATCCACGCCGGCAGCACCTCGATTTTCTCCAGCGGATCATTATCCAGGTCGAACAGGATGGGCGCCATCGTGGCCTTCGGTTTCTTCGTGCCCTTGGGAGGCTGCATAACACCCGCGACGAACGTCTTGCCGGTGCTCTCCCTGCGTGCGATATTGAGCAGGCACGGCACGCCAAGGATAGACGACAGGTTAAAGCCCTTCAGCTCCTCGGCCGTGAAATCCTTCCCGCGCCACGCTGCGAGGACCTTGCGGAGGTTCGCCTTCTCGTTCAGGCTCATGGTATAGGTCGCCGAGACGACACGAGACTTCTCTTCCCCGTCGATCGTGATTTTCTCGTCCGGGATCTCCCACATGATGACGACCTTCGGAGAACTGTTGCCGAATTGTTCACTATACTGCCAGCCGATATCAATAAGGCCGTAGCAGACTGCTGTATACGTTCCGGGTTCAAGCGGCTTGGCTCCGCCGCCATTAGATTTAATGATAAGTGACATAATTATGATTCAATCCTTTCTAATTCTTTTGTCCAATAGTTAACGTCATTAAATCCACAAGGAAGAACAAAATAATCATCTGTCCAGGTTGTATGAGGATTTCCAGATATATAACATCCGTAAGGTTCATTTTCCATGATGTAGTCATAAACCTTTTTGGCGTATTTCTCTGAAACACCTGCCATGCGACATATCGCCAGTAATTCGCTAACGGCAAATAAAGATTTGTCATATGTTTTTGCACCATTACTTATACACATATGGCAAATAAACTTCTTAACATCGTCTGAGAAATTGTCGTGGGCCTTCCCCGATTCAGCATCCTGAACGCCGCGCCAGTAACCGTGTCCCCATTGTTCGCGGCTCACTTTGTTTCCTCCTTTTTAAGTAGTTTTTTTAGATTCGGGTGCTCGGCGCAGAGCTTCTGGATGTACTCGACCGCCGCGCCGATGGCCCGCCTGAGCTCGGCGTCGTCGTCCTCGTCCGGATCCGGCAGCTGCAGATCCAGCGGGCACCACATCCCCTGAAAGCGGTCGTCCTGGATGTATTCACCGGTACGCCGGCACTGCTTCCTGGCGTACGTTTCGAGCATCGGGCAAGTCGCGCACCGTGCTATCCCTTCCGGGAAGTATATGTCGACCTTCGCCTTCAGGTAATTCTTGACGCCTGTCCCGGCGTGTGATACATTTGCCATAGCGTAAAGTCCTTTCCGAGGTCGCCGTGTTGCCGCACGACGGCCTCAAAATTTTATCCATTTGTCGTACTCCTCCGAGAAGTACGTTCGCACGTACTCGCCGAAGGCTTCCGTCCAGTCGTCCAGCCGGTTGTCTTTCAAAAACGAGATAACGCTGCCGACCTGGCCGTCCTTCAGCAAATGCACGATGAAATCGACGGCCGTGGAGCCTTTGTACGCCACTTTGTCGCACTCCGGGCAGATGACGTCGAGGTCGTACATGTGGTCGGTGTTGTATATCGGCTTACCGCACCAGGCACACTCACTGATTGGACCGGAAATATCCGGCTCCGTGTAGCGTTCAACTAGACTCATTAAGCACAGCCTCCCTGTAAAACTGTTTAACGGTTGCCAAGATTTTCTTTTTCTTGTCGGCCGGTATGTCAGTAAACTCCGGACCGTCGACTCCGCAGATAAAGCAGTCGCCCACAAACATGGGCAGCGCCGGGTTCGGCGGAAGATTGGCCAGCAGCCCATCCTCGTTGCAGACGATCACGACCTCGCTGTCAGCTGTCGGCACGACCTCCAGATAGCCGCCGACGGTGCGCTGCATGGTCTCCAGCTTGTCGCTGATATTGGTCACATAGGGCACCCGGTCGGTCGGGCACATTATCACCTGGATCATCTTCTCCTCCTCGCTCTTCTGCGCCTGATTGCCGGTATCAGCGTCTCAAAGATGAACGCCCCGATGGTCATTGCCAGAATGAACGGGCCGACATAGATGACGCATATTGCTATTGCTTCAGCCATTTTTTCCTCCTTTCAGCTCATCCAGCGAGCTAACCCCGTTACCGGGATCCGTCGCTGCTTTCCTATCTCGACCGACATGTCGAGGATCTCCTGGGTGCTCAACAGGGCTTTCGGATTGACGCCGAGGATCTTCGCGGCCTCGTAAACCGAGATAAGCATCTTTCCGTTCGTCCTTTCCCGAAGTTGAGCCAGATTTTCGCGATAATCAGCTTTTTCCCTCATTGTTGACCACCTCCCGCATAAACAGCTCGTCCTTCTTCATGTCCGGAAAGAACTGCTCATTGATTTGACAGACCTCCGGCCATGTAAAAGCGCTTTCGCCGTTCAGTTTGTTCCGGAACGTCCTGCCCGTAATGCCGAGCGCTTTAGAAATGGCCGAGATCTTGACACCACGACGTGCAAGCTCGGCCCGAAGCACTGGATACGTAACCATTTACTCACCTCCTATTAATTCCGTAAACGGAACTGCTGGATTTAATATAATCCCTTAAACGGAACTTGTCAACACTATTTTGTGCTATTTAGTGGCAAAAACGGAATTTTTTAGTTGACGCACGCTCCGACCTGTGTTAAATTGCCCGCGGAGGTATTTAATATGGAACTCGGAACTTTGCTTTCAACATATAGAAAAGAAGCCGGTCTCACGATCGACGAGCTCGCCGCCCGTTCGGGTGTGCCGAAGGGCACGATCAACAAGATCATCGCCGGCACAACTAAAGCGCCCACGCTGGAGAACATCCGCGCACTCGCTGCAGCTCTCGGGAAGACGCTCGATGACTTCGACTCAAAAGCAAAAAAAGCCCCGTCCATTTCGGACGAGGCGTTAACGATCGCTCGCAAATATGAAGCTCTGGACAGCACCGGCCGCGGTGCCGTGTCGGCTTTGATAGACTATTACGGAGGACAGCGGGAGAAGCCTGCCGGGAAGATCATTCCGTTTATACAGCAGTCAATGGCTGCCGGCAGCGGCGAGCCTGACTTCGGGAACGTCGAGCTTGACACGTACGAGGCCCCTGCCGGCTCTCTGGCGGAGTTTGCGTGCCGGGTGCATGGCGATAGCCTTGAGCCGTTATACAGCGACCAGGACGTCGCGCTGGCTGTCAAACGAGCTCCAAAGGACGGCGAGATCGGTGTTTGGCTAGTCGACGGCGAGTATAAGATAAAACAGTATGCCGGTGATCCGTACGGGAATATGTATCTATTCGCCGTGAACCGCGACCGGGCCGATACGGATCAGACGCTCCGTGCCCACGAGGAGCACACTGTATACTGCCTGGGCACGCTGCTCACGAGGAAGGTGCCGCTACCATGAAACAGCGTACGGATGGCCGATACTGCGAGACCATGATGATAAACGGCCGGCGTAAATGGTTCTACGGAACCACGAAGGCCGAGGTTTTACAGAAGATCCGCGAGTATTCCGAAGAAAAGGAAAAAGGCCCGCTCCTCGAAGCCGTTGCCGATGCCTGGCATGAGGAGCGGATCCGGCACGTCCGGTATAAGACCGCCGAGGCGTACACCCGGCCGTTGGCGGAGATAAAAGAGGAGTTTGGTCGCCGGCATATCAGAACGATCACCGCGCCGGAGATCACGCAATGGATCCGTGAGCTGGAGCATAAAGGGTATGCACGGCGCACGGTGCAGCTGCGGCTGGATGTCCTTCGGATGATATGCCGGTACGCGATCGCCGAGCTGGGCGTCATGACCGACAATCCGGTTACATCGGTCCGGCTCTCCGAAGGGCTTCCGAAAGGCACCCGCGAGCTGCCATCGAGTGAGGACCTCCGCCTGATCGCCGAGCATCGGCTCGACGACAGGTTCAGCCTCTTGCCGTTCCTGCTTGTTTGGAGCGGCCTGCGACTCGGTGAGGCGCTTGCACTCCGGGACACGTCATTCGCCGACGGCTATATGGAAATCGACGCACAGGTCAGCTGGGAACCTAACAAGGGCGTCCTGGCACCCGTGAAAACGTCAAAAGGCGTTCGACGTGTAGCCATACTGGACGTGCTGTGCGACGCATTGCCGGAATGGACCGGCTTTCTGTTCAGCATGGACGGCGACGGAAAGGAACCGCTCTCGAAGTCGGCGTTCACAAAGCGCTGGAAGGCGTATGCGGAGCGGACCGGCGTGACGTGCGACCGGCACAGTCTTCGACACGAGTACGCGACCGTCCTTTTCGACGCGAAAGTCGACACCAAAGTCGCGGCCGAGATGATGGGCCACGACGAGGCGGTCATGCGCGACATTTATACGCATATCCGGGAGTCCCGGCGGACTAATAAAACGGCCGCCCTCAATCGGTATGCTTCCAGAAAATTTGTCAAAATGTTGTCAGATAAGCCTGCAGACGTTGATATATAAGGATTTTTATATGCCTTTTAAGCAGGGTGTCCGGAGTTCGAATCTCCGCTGGGTCACCACGGAAAACCCTTGATTTACAAGGGTTTTTTCTTTTTCTCTAAAAATGTTCACTTCGCAAAAATAAGCAAAAATGGGCATATTTTAGCATAAATGTGTGGTCAAAATGTAGTCAGAAATAAAAGACCCGCCTGCCATCCGTAGAAGACAGGCGGGTAAGAAAGGAGGAAACGCCCCTCAAGGGCCATAGCATGGGATCACTTGTTTTCAAGGTCGGCGATCCGGTGGTTGGCGACGTCTATCTTCTCGTCCACCACGGCCGCCCGCTCTTCGAGCGCGTAGATCCGCTCGACGGCGTTGTTGTGCAGCTCCACCTTCCGCTCCAGCTGTTCGACGCGGTACAGGATGAGTGCCGTGCTTTTTTTGTTCGCTGAATACGCGCCGACGATCGTGCCGGCGCAGGCGAACGCTGCGACAATGACGGCGCTCCAGAAGTTACCGTCCATCGCTCTCCGCCTCCTCGACCTCCGGCAGGCCCGTCGCCAGGCTCGTCAGGATGGAAAGTATAGCCGCCAGGACGGACGCGGAGGCCACGACGGGCCAGTTGACGTCCTCGATCAGGGCCGTCGTGCCGATGGTAGCGACGGCTGTCTGCGCCAGCGTTCTGATCGCACGGATGCCGGCGGCCAGGAAAAACCGTTTCCAGTCTTTTCTCATTTGCCTATCACCGCCCTCTTGCACATGATCGCGGACTCGAGCCGGGTCCCGTATACCATCGGCCGCGTGGCGTCGGTTATACCGGCGTCCTTGGCCTCCTGGAGCTCCTCTTCCGCCCAGCCGGGGCAGTCGAGCTTGACGCGGTACTCATACACGCAGCCGTCCAGCTCTTTGCCGAGGGCCTTCCGGTCCTCCGGACTCGCGTCTTTTATCAGTTCTATGAGCTTTGATACATCCATATCCTCATCCTCCTCAAATAACGGCCGCCCGTAGCCGAGGATCCTGTAATAGCGCCGCAGATAGCATTTGCGGGCGACGCCTCCGCCGTTGG